AGGTTCCACCTACGCTGATTTTTCGGAAGCCTGTGCCGTTACATTCACGGCACAAAGCTATCTTAGGTGGCTTAACTACACTTTTCCTCATACGCCTGTCTCCTCTTTCTTAGGTTCAACATAAAAGGTCTCATCTTGTGCTACCTGTATGCCACACTTTGCCATCTTCTCAAGCATTGCCTCTGTGTCACGGTCTGCAAGCAGCTTATCTTTAGCAATGTCCCAAGTTTGTCGAACATAGTCAGGTAGGAACTCTTTCACTAATTGTAAAGCACTTGCCCAAGTAAAGCCTTTCAGTGTCTTCAGCTTTGGTGTTCCTGTTCTGAAGCCTATCACGCCATGCGCCATATCAAGGCTCTTCTTCTTAGTGAACAACTCTGCTTGGTTCTCGGTGGCAAAAGCCTGCAGTGTATCGAATGCTTTGTCTTTCTCCTCTGTAAGCGATGCTAACTTGTCAGCATACTTTTCACGGATCTTAGCGCATTGCAGTTCTATCTCTGCATTAATTTTCTGAACTTGTGCATCGGACTTAGCATAATTTGCAAAAGCCTCGTCTGCAGTTTCTCTACTCACGCCTGTGATAATTACTTTCTTCTTTCTTGTTGCCATTGTTTTTCTGTTTTTGATTTATAACTTGTGTTCTATCGCATCAATAATTTTAGTTTCTGATACTGAAACAATTTGGTAGTCCATCATGGTCGAACCCATAAAACTTCGGATAGTCTCCTTACAGTTGTCAAAAGAAGATGCCTGTACCAGATAGTAAACCTGTGTATATTTTTCTTTCCCTGTTTTCTCGTCAAGGGTGATAAACTGAAGTGTAGCCTTGTAATATCGGTCGCATGACTCTTCTTCATTGAAGACTACTTCCTTAAATTTCATGGGATTGATGTTTACTATTTGAATATCCCCAGACACATAGCTACCCAAGAATTCCATAGCAGCTTTTTCTGCCTCTCCGAATGAAAGAGCTTCGACCACATAACTCTCGGTCACTTTCCTTTCACATCCATCCTCATACACTTTGTCATAGCGCATCTTGACTTCGTACCAATCACCTGTTTTTGTTCTCATAATTAAATTCTTTTACGTTATACTTAATTTTCTGCTATATTGCCTATTGGGATATAGACAATTGTAGATGATGTTCTTCGTTTCTCTTGCGAAGTAGATTGTTTCAATCCACCTTTTTGCTTGATTGTTCGCAGCTTTACGGCAAGATCTTGTAGTTCTTCTACGCTTATCTTTCTAAAGGGCTTACCTGCAAGTCGTGGATGCTGACAGAAATTATCTACTCTTGCCCAGTCAGAAGTGTCAACTCCAAGCTGCTGCATCAGCTTAAGGCACAAACTGCGTTTCTTCTTCAGTTCTGACTTCCAGCCTGTCTGTTCCTCCAATGATACGCACATCGTCTCATACTCTTTCGCACTCATCTCACGCAGGCTTGTTGTTCGTCCATTTGTGAAGCTTGACACAAGTGTTTCCTTGTCAGCACAAGGCATTTTCTTTAGCAAGGTATAAAACCTTGCGTAGTTCCTGTGCGCTCCCATAGCTTTTCCTCCTTCCAGTCTTTGTAAGTTCGTCGACCGCACGCTACAACCTCCGCCACACTGTCCTTGAAGATGTCAATATCGAATAGTGGTTTACCATCCACGCAAATGTACAGCTTACCATTGAACTCCATTACTTGCACAGCTTCACGTGCCTCCGAGTCAAGCTGTGCTTGTCGCTTTTCTTCTATTCTATTGGCACGCTCCTCATGCCATGTCTGCAATCGCTTTCTAATTTCGTCTAAAAATGTAATCATAATCTTATTATTTTTGAATGTAATATGTTTGAATTAATTTTCCGTTTCGTTTAATAAGGAGTTGAGTCTGACCATCCTCATCCGTAAGGCTGGATGTTACTTTGCTCCTCAAAGTTATGTCTCTACGATCATAAAGTTTATAAACAAACCAATCAACGAAGTCTTTCAGTTCCTTCCATCCTTTTTCACTGTCTTCTATACCGCGTGAAGAGAATGCTTGACTGATGGCGTGTTGTAGTTTTACTAACCATACTGGCTTGTCAGTAGGTGTTATCGAATGCGATAGTAACCTTTCCATAACTATTTGTTTGCAGGTTTCCACTCAACTTTAACTTCTGCATCAAGCTTACCACTGCCTTGACAGATTAGACAATCTTTTTTGTATGGCTCTTGATACTCGTCCTCTTGCCAGTGATAGCCATTACCTTGACAGTACGGACATTTGAAGTCTTTACTTTCTATAACTTCTGTCATTCGACCACCTGGGCTAAGTTTCCCTGGTGTAATCTCGATTATTCGTCTCTCCTTACTCATTATTCTGTGTATTATTATTAACTTCTGGCTCAACTTGTTGTTTGTCAGAGTACATTTTATTAGAAGTTCTCAGTACTCCTTCTTCCCATACGACAAAGCTGTTACCAGCATCTGGATTGAATCGCCCTTGGCAAAAAGCCCTGAATCCTACAACCCTCACTTTGACTCCTGCGTGGTAGCGTAGTCTGATTGCTGGCTTACCTAATGGTTGTCCTTTAGCTTCTTGGCTGATGAAGATAAAACTCTTTCTTGGGAAAGCTTCAAGTAATGCTTTTGTTTCACTCCATTCCCAACCGCTTTCTTGGAAACTGTCTACAATGATGAACTTAGCACTGTGCCGTTTCTTCAATCGTGCTATAAGGTCTTCTACAGTGTCAGTCGTTACTACTCTAAACCAGCCCTGTCGCTTGTCCATATTAAAACGCTTGATACGTTCTTGGAAGCTTTGGCTAACACCTTCCTCATAGCTCATATATAGCACTTGTCCGTAGTGGGTCAACTCGTGAGCCAGTTGCATAACGAATGAACTCTTGCCTGCAGCACTGGCACCGCTAATAAACCATGTTGAGTTTTCCTCTGGCAAGCCAAAAGCTTCTGCCCATCTACCACTCCAAGGCAGTGTCTTGTAGGTCTTCTTAGCTATCTCTTTTGGGCTATATGCGCGCTTAACCATTATGAACCTTTCTTCAATTTCTCAATCTCTGTATATACTCGTCGCAAACCGCCTCCGCTCTTACGAACTATCTGACCGATGTCTGCATCACTTGGAGCATTTACACTTGCTACTGCACGAGCCTGCTCAAGTAGGAACTGCCGACGATCTTCTTCATGATCTGGAGTAACACGGCTGTACTTTCCACCATAGCGAGAGAATATCTCTGCATAACCAACTTTCTGATGCTCTAACATTCTGTTTATCTTGGAACGTAAGCCATCTGCACCCATCATATACCAACCACAGCACATCTCCGTTGCGTTCCATAAGGCTTTCAATTCAAGAAAGGCATCATATTGCAAGTCGCCAGCTTCGTCCAATACTATCAGCGGACGCTCCATAGAGCGCAGGTAATAAACAAGGTCTTCGTATGTTTCTTGATATTTACCACTGATACCGACACCAAACTCTTGCGCTATCTTCTTTACCAGCGCACGTTTTGTCTTTACTTGAGAACAATCTACGTAAATAGCATTGCGGTGCTCGTTGACATACCATCTGGCTGTGTAGGTCTTGCCGATATTAGGAAGGTCACACAATATTACGCTCAGACTGCACTCTTGACAAGCCTCCATTTGAAGACTGATATACTTAAAGGTTTCTGTTTGTGCACCTTTCCACTCAATTCTCTCACGAAGACTAACATCCAAGCGACGAGCTATATTCACCCAGTTTGCATCACTTAGAGTTTTTTCAATTTGCCCTTTCTTCAAGCCGTTGTAAACGCTTGGTGAGATTCCTAATACAGATGCGTGCTTTGCATCACTTGGATAATTCTTGCGGTTGGCTACTATAGCATCCAAAATCCGCTTTTTGTTGCCTGTTGTAATCATATTCTAATGGCATTTAAATTAAACTTATTATATATCTTCAACCGCTCTGTCTGCTGCACTTATCAAGGTCATCTGCGGTATTTCCTCCTTAGGAGCTGTATAAACTATCTCTTGCGTTTCTTCCAATTGCTCTTGTGGAGTAGGTTTCAATATTCCCAGTCTGTCAATGGCATTCTCCTTGATGTAAGCTGTGAACTTAGCAATTTTCTTCTGCTGTTCAACAAATGCTGCTCTATCTTCATCGGTCTGTTCTGCCATGACTCGGTTGAAAGTCTTTACTTTCTCAACAGTATCGATATACTTTCCTCCTTGATAGATGAACACCTCTTGTGGCTCGCCCTCTTCATTTGGAAGATAACAGGCTGTTACCTTATAGTTATTCGGTGCAAGACGCTCCAAAACACTTGTGCAGCTCAACCACCAATCTTCGTGTGCCACTCTTACCGTTGAGTTCCTTCGTATGCTTGTTTCAACTCTCTCACCAATATGATAAGCAAGCATCTTTGCATCGTAAGGAAGCAGATTCGGATTGATGTTGGCTTCAAGAACTTGCCAGCGTGTCATACCAGGATACATCTTCTGATTTGGATGTAGTGTATTGTTCCACTCGTCATTATCTCTACGGTCGTCAGCAACAAGCTGCTCGAAGGTGAAGTATTCCTTATCTTCATAGAGTTCGTTGGTTTCGTCACTGATCTTCTTAAACTCTTGACGCCACTTTCCCTTGCCATAGAATCGACCTATACCTTCATGGTTCTTGTGTATTATGCTGCGCTTCTTGGCACCATTCAGAGGTTCGGCATACTTTTCTTGTGAGTTCAATGGCGCACAGAAACGAACAAACTGAAATACTGTCTCCGCTTTGAGGAAGCCCTCTTTATATTGACTCATTAAGTGGTTCTCTACCTCTATTCCTGCAGGGATTCCCCATCCTTGACGAGCTATTAGGCGGAACATATCTCGGAAGCAGTCAACAACAAGACCTTCGTCTTTCTTTCTTGCATAGCTTGCCCCAATCACACACTGGCTAACCACGTCATACGCATAATAAGCGTGTACTCTCTGCTTTGTGTCCTTTAACTTGCGTGTCAAATCCACGTCATCCATTGTTACTTGGCTCAATGAGAAACGACCAGAATGGCGATGCATGTGAGGCATTTGTTCGTGCATAAAGGTACTCCAGCTTGATAATGACTCTTCTATTAGTACACGTGAAGCAGGGTCATTCAAAATATTATTGATTGTGCTTTCACTCAAACTCTTTGGTTCGCCATTCTTGTCTGTAAAGTCATCTGGGTTGAAGAGCTCGCCTGTTTTAGGGTCAAACACCTCAAGTTCACCACAAATAAAGCTAATATACATCTCGTGAATATTGCTATTAAAAGGTTTGTTTGGTAAAACAGCTAAACTACGAACAAGTTGCATGGTCTTAACATCTACTTTTCTTGCACTCTGATTACCAAACTTGCCACTTATAAGACAACTATAACCATCACGCTTGTACTCGTTCACCTTCTTACGAAATCGTAATGCACTTGTTGGGAGTGTATGTCCGAGCTCGTCCTTAAGAGTCTTGATAGTCTGCGCCATATCATCCCAATTATACTTACCACCCATCAGCTTCTGCGCTGTAGCAGCGCGATTATATAGCTTGATACAGCAGTTCAACACACTCGCATTCGTAACATATTCGTTTATCTTTTCTGATGATAAGTCATATCCAGACTGTTCACGACTATGGAAAAAAGCAATAGCGTTTTGATCTATTTCATAGTTGCTGCGAACCCAAAGCTTGAGATGTGTAAGTGCACCTTCTGGAAAGAGTTCCTTAACTTTCGTTTTAAATCTTGACGGAAGGCTGTCGATAACAACAAGAGCACAACTGCCACTCGCTCCGCCACCTCGTCTTGCCACGTGCATATTGTCGCGTGCCACCATTTGCTTGTAATTGGCTGCACTCATAATGCCGCTGCCTACAAGTTCTTGGTAAGATATGCAAAGATTGCCTTCGTAGTACTCCATCACTATCCTCCTTTACTTTAGTCCTGCTGCGTATGCTTGGATCTGTGGAATATCAGTGAGTAGAATATTCTCGTATGACTTCATTTGCATACCTTTCTTAAATACAACGCCACTACCATCTCTCTTTGACAATTCAATCATGACACCACCAGGTAGATACTCACGCATATAGTTATCAGAATCGTGGAAAATCTCACCCTCAGGTGCTTCAATCATAACAATACCACCGCGATCGATTGCAAGTTTGCGGATGCGCTTAGCAAGTTCAGTATTTCCACGCTTTGAATCAAAGTTGATTGCGTTAAAAACACTCTTCTCGGTAATACCGAATGTAGTCATAAGAAAATCACGGTCTTCCTTCTTTATGTGGATATACCGTTTAACCATCTTGCTTGTTTCAACTGTCTTTTCCATTATCTCACTTTTTTAATTATTAATCATTTGTAGGCGGTGAGGAATCGAACCCCATTGCTCCGACGCTTTTAATTCGTGTCCGCTACCATTCGGACGTAGCCGCCTTTGTGTATAACTTTTTTCGCTTTTATAATCTTTACTTGATAATTCTCGTTATTCTCGACCCTTTTTCGTATCTTTGGGGGCGGTTCTCAATGGAACACGTTGCAAAGATAAACAAGATTTCTCGATTATGCAAGAAAATAAACAAGAAAAATCGCTTATAAAGCAAAATATCTCGCTTTATTTGGCTAAAAAAGGAGTTTCTGATTATGTTTATTATAAAGAATCAGGTACAACCAGGGGCATTTTGGGACAAAACAATGGAATTAGCGAAGATAATATATCAAGATTTCTTGCTTATGCTCCAGATGTAAACCCAGAATGGCTCCTCACAGGTAAAGGTAATATGCTAAAAGGAGAGAATACAGACAAGTTTTCTTCCCCTATAGTCAGTTATAACTCAGAAGTAGGACAGCCTTATTATGATGTAGATTTTCTTGGAGGGTTCAGCGAAATATACAATTCGCAAGTATCATCACCTAAACACAACATCATTGTACCAGGCTTTGATAGAGCACATCTTTGGTGTAATGTTACAGGACATTCTATGGAACCACAAATTAGCCATGGAGATATAATAGCTCTACGTCCATGCACAATTGACGATATTCAATATGGTGAGATGTATGCAGTAGTGCTTGATACAATCCGTACAATTAAGATCATTCGCCGTGGATCTTCTAAAAAATTTCTTCGATATGTACCAATAAATCCTAATTTCGACGAGCAAGAGTTTGAAGTAAACCGTATCGTAAATGTGTTTGAAGTTATTGGTAGTATCAGCAAATTCTTCTGATCATGAAAAAATATGTTTTTATTTTCTTTCTCATTATTGGATTATCTTCTTGCCAAAAGACCAAAAATGAAATTGCTAATAACCTTGTGGAAAAAAGCTTCAAGGCTATGCAAGAAACTGGTGAAGAAGTTGAAATAATAAAAATTGATTCTCTCACACCTGCAAGGCTAACCTTTGATGAGACATCAAAAGGTGTTAAAATGCAACAATCAATCAACCAGCTTAGGGAGGAAATAAGTGAGAAACTGAAATTCTTAAAAACATGGGCTGGTGTTGCAAACACAAAGACAGAACTACAAGAAGTCAATGAAAAGATTTCTTTAATGCGACACCTTGAGGATTCCTTAATAGTAGCACGCTCTCATTTTAAGTTTGACACAACTATGGTTATGAAATCCGTTATCATTAAAAGAAAGGATCAAGGTCAACTTATAACAGATACTGCTTATATCTTTTTTGACAAGTTGGTAACAAAATGTATTGGCATAAAAGCAAAAGACGAAGGAGCATATCAGTATATTCCGATGTCATCTATGTTGCCTAACGATTGACCATATTAGGGTATCCCTCCCCCCGAAACACCCCTTATTTATGGCAAAAGCCCTTTATATATAAGGTGTTAGGAATAAAAATACACGTTCAAACTTGCTTGTAAAGTGTCAGTTTCTTACACTTTACTCCTTTTTTTGTTCTTTGGCAACCATTTTACTGGGGGGGTGTTGGTAAGAGTTTTGTAACCCCACTTTTTGACAAATGTAACCCCACTTTGTAACCCCAGCAGTAACCCCACCACCTAAAATCAACGTTTTTACACACCAAAAATGGAGGTAATAAATTTGCGACGTTACCTCCATTTTAATGCCGTTTTAATTGCGTTCTAAGCCCTTTTAATTCTGTTTTAGTAGTGTCACCTCATTATCGTTCGTAAATCAGTGCATATCGCTTAAATACAGGCTTTTCCGTGATATTGATACAAGAAAAGAGGACCGATAAACAGCCCTCTTCAACCTTCTACAGTTCTATGTAAACATTCTGTAACCCTATGTAAACCTTTTGTACGTCTTATAAGCCTCAACAGACCTTCCATGTAAACCAAAATTAAACCAATGTAAACGTTTCGTTTTACAGCCCATTAGTCCATCAATCAATGTAACTCGCTGAAAGCTAAAGTAATAATCATCTTCTACTCTCTCCTCCTTTTATACGCTTCGTTATGTGCCCCATAAAATTAATGTAGCATCAAGATTGAGCCCATTTTATTAACTTCTCAAATGCTTGTTGAGGACGCTTTTTCCCTACAATCTCTACATCTAATGCGTGGGCTTCGTTCAAACCTAAATTATATCGGAATTGCGAATTATAAGTTTGAAAAATAGGATTAGCATGACCAGTACCCCACCATGAGTCTCCTCGTATTCCATTTTTAAAAAGAGATACAAAACCTATTTCTTTTGATAGCCATCCAAAATTCCATTCTTTAAAAAAATCCAAAGGAGCAAGCTTCATCAGTCTTCTTGTTATTATATAGTATAAGCGCAATTGGACCTTCACATCATCTATCAAGGAAAAATCTGGGTAGCTATTATGTAAATCATTCACATATTGCTTTTCTATAGATATCAAGTACATCTCAAGATCATTGCATTTCTGTGATGAATAATCTGCGGCCATAGCAACAATAGCTGGGCACCTACCATAATCTGGATTATAAACCAAACGGCTTGCAGATACTAAATGGGTGTATAATCCAGAGTCTATCAAATTACCGAAAACCTGATTGAAATCATCAGAAGCAATTTCCTTATAGGAGACATAAACTTTATTAACTTGCTCAAGTGAGAAATTATCCAATGATGCACTGTTTAAATCAAATTCAGCAATATCAGATTCATTTTGAACATAGCTAGTTGCCAAGATATTGGTTATATTGCCTTTGAAATTATAATTGTCTTCAATTTTATACAAATCTGCCTTACAGTTTGGATACTTGAGGTATAATTTTGCCTTAAAAATTTCTTCATGGCATTGTTCGTTCCGCAATCCGGATAGTGTGGGATTTGTTGTTAAAAACTTATGAGTGTTATGAGCATTAGTAAGGGATCTGAAACTTTTGATAATTGTAGGCCACTCACGTGAGGAATTATCAGGGGTATTTATTATTAAGTTACGAATCACTCTAATATAATCCATCAAGCCCTCTTCAGTTTTGTTAACCCACAAATAATCAAATGTACAGAATAATACAAACGTCCTCGTAACATCTAATGATTTAGATTTAACAACTGTTGAAAGAATATTAGCGATAGAATCTTTTAACTCATTATTTTTTTCCCAGACAATTGGGGCTTTAAATGAAGATACGGTAGGAATTTTATCAAGAACGAAAAAGAAGAAGTCTGCATTCTCTTTTTCTTTATATAATTCTCTTATCAATTTTAAATCTAGGAAATTAGTGACATACCCATTGCTATCTCGAGCCTGCGCGTGCTTAAAATAGAGCATCTGAGTGACAAATGATAATACAGACATAAAACATTCGTCAGTAACGAAAGTGCCTTGAGGAACAAAAGACCAAAGGTTATTTACCCATTCATACTCCATTTTATCTTTTATATCCTCAAGCGCCGGATGATAACTTAGGAGTTTGTAGAACTCTGATTTGAAGTTTTCAAAGTCAGTTAGAATCTTTCCTCTAGCGTTCATACGAACATATATCTCATCTGATAACCCATACTTCTCTAACGGGACGAAGTAAAAGGATATTCTATTTTTTAAGACAAGTTGGTCAATATCTACTTTATCTGAATTTAATTGTTTGTTTCTGGAAATATCATGAAGCATTTGTAACATGCCTGCTATCGTCCCATCCATAAGCCATTCGTTATCAAACCATGATTGTTCTCTAATAAACTCATCAATATGATTTAGGCAACTTTTTGAATATTGTTCATTTACAAGACGCTTACAAAAATCGTGAGAACTGGGACGAGTTTCGTAACAAAATTTTTCCAAGTAAGGTTTGAAATCTCCTAATCTTCCACCCTTTACGGCAAGGTACCAGTGTAGTAGAAATAAGGTGGTCAGGCGCTGCTGACCATCTATAGGGATAAATGTTCTTCTTTGAGCATTAGAAGAATCATGTTGAATCTGTTCAATTCTAATTGACCCATAGATAAAATCTAACTCAATAGGAATATCAAAAAAAAGTTTATCAGCAATATAGGCGAGAAAATTGCTTCTTACCTTTTCTGCACTTTTCCGTCCTTGAGCATAGTTACGTTGGATAACAGGTATCTCAATTTTATCATACTCTTTACAGAGTGAGAGAAATGTATGTTTCATTATTTAAGTTTCTTATTCTTAAACTTTTCAATTACTTGTTTGATTGCTTCCACATAAGCTTCCTTGTCGCTTGTACTCCAGTAATAAGGCTGATTGTCTGCAGAACTATACAATTTCAAAAATACATTCTTTGTACACAAAGGAATAAAATGTCCTTCTTTTTCCAATTGAATAATTCGATTTCTTTTAACTGGGAATATTGCATTATTTAAAGAAGAATTGTTTGAGCATGATAGTAAAGCCATATTATCAAGGTTGTGAATTGAGCCAGAATCAAAAACCTCGATTATTTTTTCTCGAATATTATTGAACTTCTCAATATCAATTACATTCTGTTCAAGAAACTTTGATAGTTCTTTTTTGTACGGAGCCATGTCAATAACGACAGTTTGATTCTCCACTTCCTTAGAAATAGAGTCGACTTTAGAAATTGATGCCAATGTATCTTCTATCCATTTGCGAATAATATCTTCACGTTTGAGAGGATCTTGAGAACGCTGAGCATGAATATGTTCAAGACTCCATTTTTGGGTATCTCTAATATCATTGTATTGGTTAAAAGGAAATCTATTGTTAGGTGTGTCAATCAGTTCCTGATATGAAAGAACATTAAATAACAATAGTATGTTTTTTACTTTCTCTGGATTATCCACATAGTTGATTGTGTCCAAATTAACAGAATTCAAGTAGTCAAGAATTTTGGTATATAAGGTTGATTTGAATACACCTTTATTTTGAAGAGACTCTTTATATAAAGTCTTGATGTCTATTTTTTGAATAGACATCAAAAAGCCTGCATAGTGATATACCGTCCGGTCTGACATCCAATATTTGAATTGTGAGTAGATGTGCTTTGTTTTATTCCACAACTCTCGAGCTTTTTGCACAGGATTGTTGGCCTTATTGATTGTGTCTTCAAACCATTTATATGTGCTATAGTTTTTAGAATTCTTATTTTCTGCAAGAAGTTCAAATATCAACTGTATGTGATTTGCCAGCTCTTTATGCGAAGTAAGAAATCCCCAGACCTCAGGTTTTTGAAGGAACTGTTCTATTTCATGCCATTCGTTTGAAAATTCAGACTGGCGAAATAGTAGTTCATGAGAAGTTGGTTCGTAAGACTTACATAATAGCAAAGCCCTTACCAACTCAGCATCTTCAAGTGGAAGCTTGCCAATATTAAGTCTGTTAAATAAATCTATTTTTTCGGCCTCAATTTCTTTAGGTTGGGTACCTTTAATATCCATCTCATACCAAATGATTTTTACCGCATCTACTAAAACAACCGCAAAGCGATTTTTATAGCCCATATCTTCATGTGACTTTTCTTCAAACCAATTTGAAATTATCTCATGAGCCTTACTTATAAAATGGTGGTCAGGAGTGTCATGACAATAAGTGTTATGATTTAGATTTGAGAGAAACTCCTCACTCTGAGATCTCTTTTCGAAAGACAATTTATACGAATATTGACCTAAATAATTGAGAATCAAGAATAGAGTAATGAGTCGTTGTTGTCCATCCACTATTTCCCAAATGGTATATCCATCTTTGTCCAATTGCTTTACGATTGCAATAGGTTGAAGGCAGTATCTCTCATCTGTGCTCTTCCTGCTATTCATAAATGAATCAATATCATTTAACAATGCACTCACATGAAGTTCTGTCCATCTGTAGCCTCTTTGATAAGATGGTATCAAATAATGCTCTACTCTCGGTTTTCTTGGGGGAGTAGCTTTGTTCAAAACTAGGTTCCCAACTGAAATGATGCTTATAGTACTCATAATCACGTGCGAATAACTACATTTAAATTCCGCTAAGATTTCTTGGATATGCAGAATAGATCCACAACTTTGAAGATGATAGCAAGATACGACTGTTTATGGTTGCAAATGTAAACGTTAGTGATACTAAAATTCATACCAAACTCTTTGGCGAGCCATATTTGGGTGATACCTCGCTTCTTCCAATGTTCCTTGATGAGGTTGCCATGCTCTTTCTTCTGTTCCATTAGATGATTGTATATCTTAATATTAGTTACAAAGATATGAACTTATAATGAATAAAACGAAGAAAAATAGAACATTCACGCTACTAAAAATAGTTTTTCCAGTGAGAGTAAGCCATAAGGAATGTCTTAAACAATCAATGATGATTAATTAACAACGTGCTTTTGTCCAAAACAGCCCACTTTTTGACTATGTTTTGAGTGTTTTTGATAGTCGTTGATTTCCTTGCATTTCCCTATACTTCCCGCTATATCCCTGCCTCTTGGTAGAGTATCAAAAGCTCTCTATTTTTGCATCGTCAGACCTGACTGAATGCCCTATGCGCAAGGGCGAGTTATTCATTTCAAAACAATCGAATTATGACGATAAACGAATTATTGGGCAAACCTGTTTGGCAGATGACTGGTGAAGAATTGCTTTTCCTTGCACAGCACGGCAATATGTCCACAAGTGGAGAAACGGCAAAGGTTTCCTCCTCCAAAGAAGAAAGGCGATATGTGTACGGCTTGGCTGGCATTGCACGTCTCTTTGGGTGCAGTCTGCCTACGGCTAATCGTATCAAGCAGAGTGGTAAAATCAACCGTGCCATTACACAAGTGGGGCGTAAGATTATTGTTGATGCTGACCTTGCACTTGAATTGGCAGGACGAAAGATGGGAGGGCGAGGATGAACACTACTGATTATGAAAACATTTGGAAAGCCTCACTTATCCACGTTACGGACGAGTTTACGCTTCCTCCAGTTGTACTGCAAGCAGGAGAAGCCATCATCGGTACGCTGGGTAATTTCAGTGTATCAACAGGTAAGGCGAAAGCCAAGAAGACTTTCAATGTGAGTGCCATCGTTGCAGCAGCTCTTGTCAATGGGCAGGTGCTGGAATATAAAGCATCATTTCCTGAAAGTAAACGCACTATTCTTTACTTTGACACGGAGCAAAGCCCTTATCATTGCCAACTCGTGATGCAGCGCATTCTGCGATTGGCAGGACTACCAATTGATAGAGAACCCGAATATTTGAGATTCAGCCACCTTAGAGCCATTGCTGACCCTAATGAGCGCAGAGAAATTATCCGTTATGCCATCTACAACACGCCCAACGTGGGATTGGTAGTCATTGACGGCATTCGAGATTTGATGCTCGACATCAACAACTCAACGGAGGCTACCAAGTTGGTGGGCGACCTGATGCAGTGGACGAGTGAGCAGAATATCTATATCCAAACCGTGCTTCACCTCAACAAAGGCGATGACAACGCACGAGGACATATCGGCACAGAACTCAACAACAAGGCAGAGACAGTCTTGCAAATCACAAAAGACAACACGCTTCCCGAGCGAAGCATCGTTGCACCAGCCATCATTCGTTCCAAACCCTTCGACAAATTTGCTTTTCGGCTCAAGGAAATGGAAGATGAAGTGTGCGTTCCCGAAATCGATTTGACCTACACAGACAATGACCACAAACCCCATCGCTACTCTTACCATGAACTAAGCGATACCGAACATCGAAAAGTATTGGCACAAGCCTTTTCTTTGTGTGAAGTCTTGCCCTATGGCGAACTCATCGCAGCACTCAAAAAGGCTTATACTGAGGTTGTAGGGCAATCTTATGGGCAAACCAAACTCAAAGAACTCTTGCAATTTCTGCTCAACAAAGGCATGGTGATAAAGGAAAAACGAGGGAAATATCGGCTCAACTGAAATAATTAACCCTAAAATCTTTGGTCGGTAGGACACAGGCTATATATACCTGAACCAATCCGACCAAAGAGAAACAAACTTGGTCGGACGTAAAGGTGTGCCTATAGTGTATGACCGTCCGACCAAACAAAAATCAACCAGCCTCCAAAAAAAAAGGTTGACTATCATTCATTTCAAACATCAAAACAAAATCACAATGGATATACAACACATCAAGCAAATCCCAATTACAGATTATTTGCAACAGCAGGGCTATGCGCCAGCACGAGTACAAGGCATTCACTATTGGTACTACTCTCCGCTGCGCAATGAAGGCACCCCATCCTTTAAAGTCAATACAGAGCGCAACCAGTGGTACGACTTCGGCTCGGGCGAACATGGCGACATAATCGACCTTGTATGCGCTTTACATCGTTGCGCTATCAGCGAAGCCATCAGGCTTTTGAGTGGTGCTAAACAAGTAGCGTATCAAGGATTTTCTTTTGGCGGTGAGATAAAAATCTCCGAGCGCAAGCTGAAAATCCTATCTGCGCAACCACTCTCTAATCTAAATTTGCTCCGCTACCTCGCAGTGCGTGCCATTCCTCTTTCCGTAGCCAAAGCCTACTGCTCGGAAGTTCTATTCCAAAATATGAATCGGACATACTATGCTATTGGATTTGCAAACGATGCTTTGGGATGGGAAATCCGCAATATGTACTTCAAAGGATGCATCGCCCCGAAGGCTATTACAACGATTAAAAGAGGAATCGACCGTCTACAAATCTTTGAGGGATTTATGGATTTTCTCTCGTGGCAAGTGCTAAATCCCTCTTCAACCTCCGATGCCATAGTTCTTAATTCTTTGGTTCTTTTGCCACGCATTCAAGAGAAGATAAAAAGCTACAAGCAAGTTGAGAGTTTTCTAGACAATGATGATGCTGGACGAAAATCGTTTGAAGTTTTGAAGCATTTTTGCCCATCTATCATAGACGGTTCTGTTCGCTATCGAACTCACAAAGATATCAATGAATGGCTCGTTGCTCAATCCAAAGTGAAAGAGAAACAGCCGTTATTACTGACCACGAAATGTGGCATCAGAAGATAGTGTTTATCTGGGAAGCAAGTTTGTGTTTTGAGTATCTCAAAACCTACTTGCTCCCACCATTGGGAGGTAAAAATCCCGTTGGTCTCATCAAAAAATAAGAATATGGAACAGAAGAATAAAGGTGGGCGACCCACCAAGACTTTATCAGAGAGACGAAAATACCAAGTGCTTCTTCGGCTCAACACCATGGAATACTACACCCTGCTGGGTAAAGCGCGCGAGGCATCCATCACTCGCACCGAGTTTTTGCGACGGCTCATTACAAAAGCAGAAGTCAAGGCACGCATCAAACCCGAAGAGATGCAGCTCATCCGTACGGTTTCGGGCATGGCAAATAATCTCAATCAGATAGCTCATCGGCTCAATGCCTTTGGCATTTATGCCCTCAATGAAGACTTGAATGCACTCAAAGTCCTCATTCATGAACTCATCAAACGCTTGAAACCATGATAGCCAAGATTATCAAAGGCGCAGACTTCGGAGGAGTTATCAATTATATGCTTAGCAAAGAGAAAGGAAAAGCTATGGTTTTGGCGAGTAATAACATAGGTTTTACCGACCAAAACCTATGCGTTCACGAGTTCGCTCTGCAAGCCTCCATGCGCCCGAACGTACAGAAGCCTGTTTGCCACACGATACTCTCATTCTCAGCCAGCGATGCCGATCAACTAACAGACGATGTGATGATAAAGATTGCCAATGAGTATTTAGAGAAGATGGGCTATGGCAATACGCAGAGCCTTATCGTAAGGCACAGCGACCGCCAGCATCCGCACTTGCACATTTGCATCAATCGCATTGGCAATGATGGTAAGACTATCAGCGACCGCAACGAAAAGTATCGTTCAACGAAGATTTGTAGAGAACTGACCGAGCGCTACGGTTTGACACTTGGCGAAGGGAAAAAGGCGGTAAATCGCCACCGACTGCGAGGTGAAGACTAATTGCGCTATGAGATTTTCGATGCCATCAGAGCTGTGTTACCCAAATCGAAGAATTGGAAAGAATTTGTCGAAAACTTAGACAAACAAGGCATTACCACTCGTTTCAAAACAAAAGGCAATACAGACGTAGTGCAAGGCATCATCTTTGTAAAGGACGGTTTCAGTTTCAGTGGCTCAAAGATAGACCGCTCCTGTTCTTTCTCGCACCTTAATGCAGAGATAGAGCGAAACATTCAGCAGGCGCAGCAACATCTATCGAAAGAGCCAATGGCACATTCGATAGATGAGAGCGGATTTGCAAGCGACTTATCCGATGCACTTGGCGAAGTCTTTACGATGCCTATGCCCAGCGGAAATGTAGACGTTGATGAACTTCGCTTCCAAAAGAAACTTCGCAACAGAGCCAACCGCAAACGTAGAATTTAATCATCTCAAAATTAAAACTGTATGAACAACGAAATAACCCTCGTTCTCGACATTCTCGAAGAACTCAAACAAGAATGCAAATCCATTAGTAAGGCGCAAGCAGAACTACGCACCACGCTTGCAGAGCAGCCTGCCAATCCAACAGCAGAGTGCACAACAACGCAAGAAACTGTGCAAATCCATCTCTCCAAAGAGACGCAAGCTAAAATCAAAGAACACCAACTTTTTGTTTTGGAGGCACTCTCGCAGTCGAGCAAGAAACTTGACCCAAAGTTTGAAGCCTTGCAACAGCTCATCAGCAAGCATCAAAAGCCCATAATGTTTAAGAGCTACTCGCTATTTGCAAGCGTTCAATTAGCCGAGCATATGCTGCTTTTATTGGTTTGCGGGTTGGTCATGGTTAGCTGTTGGTTCTTTGGTATAGGAGCCAACAAGCTGCAAACAGCATCTGATTTCGACCTACGTTATCGCTATCTGCGTATGCAAGGCAAAGCTACCGCTTCAGACTTCGCACATCTTGACAGCATATTTTTAACACGTCGCAATCCCAAAGCAATTCAGCAGATGCAACAGAAGGTTATTGATTACGAGCAAGCCCTGCAACTGCAAGCAGAACTAATAGAACAGCAAGAGCGTATCAAAGGTGAGCAAGTGCAACTTAAAAAACGACTTCATCAATAGTCATAAAAAAGTAAAATCCTGCAAAGTAAATAAGTTTGTTGCAGGATTTTTATTTTGTATAATCATTAATCATAGACTGTTACCTAAAATTCTATTGTTTAATCTCTAGTATTTGTCTGGGTATAACCAAATGTCATCTGGAGTATCAAAAATAGATAGTGCGATTAAATGATTAGCAAATAAAGTTTTTTCTTTACCATATAGAGGATACTTTCCAATTAAATCAATACAAGCCTTACTGTCATAGATATTTATATTTGAAGGTTTTGTCGCATACTGTTCTCTGAATTTAGAAGAGAAAATTTTCAAGGATTCCTTGTCTTTTTTAATTCCTTTATACAAAACATGAAAATTCTCAACTGTATGATTGTGTTCTATTTTTAATATCTCGTATTGGTCAGACGATAACTTATTTTCAATTTTTCTTTGATTTTCACAAATCAATGTTGGTACAAGATTATATGACTTGTTCTTTCGCTCCATTTTATAGAACTTTACATCTCTATTTTCTAAATTTTCTATAATTTGTGCTTGATATTGTTTATCCATGTTCAAACCGAAATAAATAGCTTTTAGAGCAAATGGATTATACTTCTTCATTCCGTAGTTTGTGTATAGAAGTCTTATCTCTTTCTCGTATTTCCATACTGGCGACTTGGTGCCAAACAATTTAATAATGAAGTTTGGGCTTTTTATGTCGGTTATCTCTATTTGTGGAGGTTTTTCAGAGTAGTTTATTATCATACGATTAACATCTAATGAAAATTTCTCACTATCCTCTAATTTTTCAACATCATAAGCGATACAAAAGCCCTTATGAGAATTAGCATAGTGAGCCCACATTAATTCATTATCAGGGAAATCTTTTTCAGATGTTGATAGAGAATATATTCCCAACTTATCTTTAAATGCCATCAGTTCTTTCCAATTCTTTTGTATATCACTAATGTTAACGTTGAAAACTTGGTTGAATATAGGCAAAACTTTACTGATTTCATCTGTATAAGTTGCCTCAAATGGATCATTCAAATTACGAAATGATGAAGCCCATATTTCATCGTTTAAGAGCGATTCAATGTCGCGAGTACTATCTTTGCCTTCAATAGCGTTAGCTCTATATTTATATCCAATCATATTAATCTGTTATTTATCTTGCTCTACAATCTTAGTTAGTTCTTCCTCGACTTCTTCAATTGTAGGTAAGGCAGACTTCAAATTGTCTGGAATAGCCTTGAGAGTTGGTAATCGCTCACACCTATTGGCTGATCGTAACCCGAGAGTGCATATTGCGCTACCACCTTATCGCCACCATTGCAGAGGAGCAAGCCGATAGTCTTATTGTCGTGCTCACCACGAAGAGTATCGTCCACTACATTGATGTAGAAGTTAAGTTGTCCCATATATTCGGGCTTGAAAGGTGTGGCTTTGAGTTCGACAACAACGTATGCATATAGTTGGATATTATAGAGAATGAGGTCGGCATAGAAATCAGAGTCACCTACTTCAAAATGCTTCTGCTGTGCCACAAATGCAAAGCCACTGCCCATTTCCAGAAGATATTTGGTGATATGAGAAACCAATTGCCGTTCAATGTCTCGTTCTGCCATTTTATCTGTCTGTCCCATCATATCAAATATATAAGGGTCTTTCATCAGATAGTTGGCAAGGTCACTTTGCGGTTTGGGTAATCGTACAGAAAAGTTGCTCACTTTCTTTGCCGTGATCTGCCGAGTGAAAAGATTGGTCTCAATCTGCATTTGCAGAACATTGCGACTCCAGCCATTTGCAACCGCTTGCGAAATGTACCAATAGCACTCGCCCAAAGGGAGTTTATTATTAAGCAGAATAACATGGCTCGCCCAGTTAGTGCGAACAATGGCGGAATGCTTGAATATTTCCTCTATCTGACTGATGTCGCAGTGATAGATTGTTGACAATGTTTCAGTAACTTCTTCTAATTGTGCAACAGGCTGTTGCGTAATTGTGTTCGATTGATTATCTGTAGATTGAATGAGGGTGTGTCAAAATGTACACATCCTCTTTTTTATGCACAAAGCCCCGACTTTCTCAAGCCAGGGCTTTGCTATT